CAAGAGTTCAACGCCTTCTCCATTCTACCAAAGAAGCCATGGGAGAAGTCCGGCTGGAGAGTCGTTACTGGAAAGCCATCCGATGATGTCGGTGGCGGTCTTCCTGAGAACGGCACACTACCTGACACCAGCAAGCCTACCTTTGCTCACGTCAGCGACAAGCCAAGAACCGTAGCTCACACATTCGATCTGAGCGAGACTGCAATGTTCCTTGCTGACAAGGATGACGGATTGGGCGATGCTCGTGCCGTCATGAAGATGGAAATGGCAAAGCACCACGCCGAGATGATCAACAAGATGCTTCTTGACGATGTGGGCGACAGAGAGGGCACCCTGAACAACTTCGAGTCAATCGATAGGTGCATCTCAGCTACAAACATCGAGACTACAAGCTTCAGCGACATTTCCGCTGGCGACCACAAGCAATACAACATCGACAGAGCTGATGACGGTTCCTCACAGAGCTGGTATGACGCAAACGTAGATGCTGGAAGCGGTGGAACAGAGAGGCCACTAACCCTCAACATCCTTGATGGAATGTTCCGAAGCATCTGGGAGCGTGGTGGACAGCCAAAGGTTATCCTAACTGGCTACGATACGCTTGAGAAGATTCAGCAGCTCCTACAACCTCAGCAGAGGTTCACAGAGATGAAGAGAGTCGTCCCCGGTGTGAACGGCGTGAAGGGTGTTCCCGGTATGGAAGCTGGTTTCATAGTAGCTACCTACAACGGAGTGCCTCTGATCCCATCCAAGGACGTAGTAGAAGACGGTGGCGGACTAAGTCGCCTTTACTACATGGACACTGACTATATGTATTTCTGCACAGCAAAACCAACACTCTACCACGAGTCCGGTATAGAGACTGGCGATCCATTCGGAATCAACAGGCTCGGCCAGATGGGTATGTTCCACACAATGGGAGACCTATGGCAACTGTTCTACGGTGCACACGGGAAGATAAGGGACTTGAGTGCCTGATTGGAGATATGGTGGAGAAAATAAGAGGTGAAAAAATATGGCAGTAGTAGGAAATATAGAAGAAACAACAGCATCAGTCATCCTTGACACAGGTCTATGGATGGGAACGAGAGACGGAAGCACCGCATGGCTTAACGGCATAGCTGGTGTAGCAGCTGGAGACGGTGAAGAAGGTGTCAAGATAATGGTTCTTGATGTCGTCCTCAACTCAGCTGGTGCAACATCTATCGACTTGTCATCCACTGGAATAAGTGGAGTAAGCGGAACCAACGGACTAGCTATTCTGTCCGTCAGCAACATGGCTGGCGGGTTTGAGGTGCCAACAGCAATCTACCTATCTGGAACCAACAACAGAGTGATTAACTTCACATCTGGATCGGGAACAGCTGGTGACACGCACAGAGTAGTATTCCTGTATGCTTGAGGTGAGCCCAGTGGCTCTAACCTTGAAGTATGTAGGGGCGAGGGCATACACAGAGTTCGCTGTAAAAGGCGTAAGGTATGGCTTTGGACGAGGCAGGGAGCGTGATGACGTTCCTGATTGGTGGATCGAGGAAATGATCCTTCCAAACATAGCCAATGGCGGAACAATGTGGGAAGTCATTGATACTAAGGGCAAAGACATAGGCAAAGCAGCTATCAAAGCACTCGAAGCTAAGCCCAAGCCTGAGCCTGTTGTAGTCGAACCGGAGCCTGAACCAGAACCTGAACCAGAACCTGAACCAGAGCCGGAACCGGAACCCGCAATCGTCACCAGTGATGATCTACAGCCAGAAGTTCCAGAAGTGACCGCAGAATCAGAAGAGCCAGCTATGTCTGCCTCTGATGTGACTGACGATATACTGATGGATGCAGGATTCTCTGCTGGAATGACGAGAGCCCAGATGCAGAATTGGTGTGGAAGCAGAGGTATTGCTACAATCAACACTGATACTAAGGCATCGCTGACCGGCAAAGCACGTCAATATCTGGCGGAGGGCGGTGAATGACCGATAATCCTACGTCAATCTTTGACGGTGATGGCAGATACGGCAGCAAAACCCGTGTCAATCGGGAATTTGTCGAGATAACTATGCCAGCTGCGGCTACAGTCTCTCAGACTATCCAGCTCAATGGCAAGATATCTCGTGTTATCCTCGACCCAAGCAGGATCACATCCAATGGATCGGTGACAGCTACAAGCGGGACATTACAGCTAACTATGGATATAGAAGATGCAGGAAACACGCAATACCCTTACTGTGACACTATATCATTCCTTGACTACAGGACTTCCAGCAACACGCCATTGAATTTCCAAACCTCTGAAGGAGGAAACATGAATGCAGATGGTGGAACTAGCAGCGGACTTCACTTTACAGTGTCAGCTCCATCTGGAGCTAAGACTGGAGGAGTGGTCATCGATGAGGCGGCTGCATGGTCTGGATTAGTATGCGGAGCTGTGACAATTACCTTAGCAACCACTGCTGGAGCCTTTACGGGCGGAACGGCAAGATTGATTTTTATCTATGAATGAGCATTTTTTTTCAATACTCATTAAATAGGATTGTCCCCACACCTATCTTCATATGGCACTCACAGCAGAGCAACTTGGACGAACGAACGTGACAGGCAACAGGCTAACCGTTGCTCTGAAAATTACCTTCAGTGGAACATACTCCACTGGTGGAGAAACTCTTGATCTCACGCAATACGTGAATAACATCGAAACTGTTCACATTGAGAACATGGATGGATATCTCTTAGAATACGACAGGGCAAACGGAAAAGTCCTCGCATTCGAGTCCGGTGCAGATGGATCAAACAACGATGAAGTCGCTGGTTCTTCTTCTGCTCTTGCTAACAAAGTATCCTTCATTACAGTGTCAGGCGGAAGAGCGTAATCGGGGTGATACCCGATGGGACTGCAAGTAGGGGAAATTAACCTTCAAGAAGCTCTTGAGATACAGAAGAGGCGTGGCAAGCGTCTCGCTGAGCTATCAACTGGTGAAGTGAGGACGGATGAGTCTGTCTTCAGTAAGAAGAACATGGACAAAAACTCACACACTGTGCGTGTTCCGACCAGAGGTAGACAGAGGTTTGATATTCAGAACATAGGTGCAGGGACAAGATGCACATCATGCGGCCTACTGCACTTCTGCTGGACGCCAGCTTGTGCGAGCTGCGGTGGTAAGATGGATTACAATATGGGGAGTTATTCATGAGCAGTCCAGTCACACATCACACAGGAAAAGCATTCTCAAAGGGATGGACGGAAGTAGCCAAAGCTGCACCATGTCCTCTATGCGGGGCCAGATCGATGCAACCTTGTCAATTCAAGGGGTCGGTGAGAAGCCATTCTGCTAACAGATGTAGCCAGCGTAGAAGAGCTATGGAAAGCGGATATGGGAATCCCGACATGATGATGTAAGGAGACGGGGGAGGATGAAGAATGCCGAGAACATTCAATCCGGGTCATAGACCCAGTCAGCCCCTGTATCCAGATGACCTTGTCTATACAACAGTGGACAAGGTAGTTCAATACCTACAGCTGCCAGAGCCAGAGCCTGTAGCTCTGACCGACTCTACAAGCGTCAGTGGCAACAACATACGCATACCAATATCAGGAGCTGACTACAGAAGATGGGGATATGCTGCTGGCGATACCATATCTGTCTATGACGATGTCAATGCACTTGGAGCTACATATGTCATAGGAAGCATACAGTCATTCGGCTCTGGAGGTTCGATATGGCTTTTAGCCCCTAACGATGGCAATACATTCAGTAAGACCAACAACGGCCAAGTTCAAGCTTCAGCTATCCTGAGCAACAGCAAGCAAAGAGGCATTACCAAAGCTGCTGTTGAGAACCTGATCAAGAAGAAGCAGGATTACATCGATCAAGTCACACGCAGTGCATGGAGACCCCGCATTGTCGTGGACGAATACAAGAATTTCACCACATTCAAACCATATCGAAGGAGATACTACACTGATTATGTCGGTGCGGTCTATCTGAATCACAGGAACATCATGCAGATATTGCGAATGGGTGTGTGGCAGGGCGACTATTACAGAGAGCTGGCCGCTGGGAGGATCAAGCTCAAGGTCGGTGACAAATCAAAATTCGATGCTGACACCAAGATATTCCTATGCCCCAACGTGGCTCATGTAGGCATCCTACAATCCTGTGCCACAGGCGAGACATCTACAACCAAGTGGGTCAGAGACTTCGGAGCTAAGTCGATAGCAGATGAGATAGCTGGTTTGATCAATGAGGATACAGATACGAGTAAGGCTGCGATACAGATAGGAACCTTGACCCAGAACGGAAAGAACCTGAATGTCTCCAACGAATATCTGGCCACGGCAAACAGTGATGATGGAGACGGAGTAATCTGCATAAGCAGCATGAGAGCTGGTGAGGACGGCATAAACAGCACTATAGCAGTCACAGAAAGAACATCACTAACTCATGACAAAGGCACACTTGTAAATGCCAAGATAGCTACCTTGACTGGCAATCCAGTCACCTCATTTACTGTAGATAATGCAGATGGTTTTGTAGAAGGTAGCGGTTTGATATTTATAGAAAGTGGGGCAGATGAGAACAAATGTGCCCTCATAACCCGGTCTGGAACCACATTTACGGTCAATTCTGACCTTAACGGTAATTTTGATCAGAGCTTGAACGTAGGAGACACCATCTATCAGCTTAGATTCAAGACGGATGTATCTGATGAGGAGAGGCAGAAGGATTGGTGGGCCATCGAGGACAACGGAGCCGTGCTCTTCAACAACCAGTATCCATTCTTTGAGAATCACAGCTTGAAGGTATCATACATATACGGCAAGAGATACGTGGACAAGACCATAGAAGACGTAGCTACGAAGATGGTAGTGAAGGACATACTCCTGTCGGATGATTACACTGCTCTCTTCCCAGAAGGAACACAGAACGTAGGTCTTGATAGCAAGATTCAGAAGATCGAAGAAGAAGTCAAACGTATGTTAATCCCCTATCAAGAGACGATAATCGTAGCTGGAGTAGGTGGTTAAGTGGATGACCTTCTCGAAAAAATCCACAAAGCCACAAAAGAGCTTAGTGGTAAATTAGAAAAATACGCAGACATAGCTCCATCGATTCAGGAAAAGCTGATGGCCGTGGAGAAGCAGTCTTCCAAGGAAGATGACCTAAACTACTCAGATGAGGAGATTGAAGAAATAATCAACATACAGATGAAAAACCACCCACTTACTAGAGAGCTTGAGAAGGCAGTAGCCGACTTTGAGGAGGTCTACGAATGACAGATGCAATTTCCATCATCGTAAATCTTCTCGATGCTAATTGGTCTAAGTCGCCAAAGCCATCGATAGAGGACATAGCCAACTTGGACAGAGGCGATGGTAAGAGAGTAAGGCTTCAAGACAAGGATGTCATACGCATTTTCGAGACGGCTCACAACGAGGCACAACCTGAGCTTCTCTATGATTTCGTCAATGAGCACATCAACCTCACCTTGGACATAAGGACTGTCAAGAGCAGAGAAAGACTCTCGGTGTTGCGTAATGAGGTTCGTAGAATCCTCCATGGCTTCAGAAAGGGCGACAACAAGAACATAGACAGAATCATCTTCAAGACTAGGACCGACCTGTCTGATCGGTCAAAGAAACTATTTCGCTATACCATGCAATGTGAAATAGTCACATTTAGCCTAACCGCAGGCAGCGAGAGCACATTCATCAATCCTGCTACTAATCAGGTAAGTGGTGCAGATGTCTTTCAAACTCTAAGCACCACTCTAACTGAAATATCTCTTCTTAACCCTACAGACAACCATGTGATAGTAGGAAATGGCAATAATTGGGTCACTACAGAGCGAGGCGACATAACAGCTGTAGTAGCAGGGACAGCTCTGAGCGGTGGGGGGACTACTGGTTCTGTCACATTGAACGTGTCTGGTCTGACCCTTTCAGAAATAGCTGCAAACAGCTTACAGCTGAGCTCGGAGTCTTTTGCCGACAATGACACTACTGTCATGACCTCAGCCGCGATTCTTGACAAGATACAGGCTGAGCTCACCGCCTTTACGTCTGGCGTTGATCTGACTGGTGGTAATGGCGTTCTCATACAGAATGAGCTCAATACAGGTAGCGGGGATTATTCAGCTACAATCGCCCTTGATTTGAAGGACGAAGACAACATGGCTTCCAACTCTGCTACCCATGCAGCTTCCCAACAATCAATCAAGGCATATGTCGATTCAGAGATATCGGGGTTGATTGACTCTGCACCGGGAGCTCTTGACACGCTCAACGAGCTTGCAGCTGCGATAAATGACGACTCAAGCTTTGCTACGACAATCACCACCAGCATAGCTACCAAGCTTGCCAAGGCGAGCAATCTATCTGACTTGACTAATGCAGGGACAGCGAGAACCAACCTTGGATTAGGCAGCTTAGCTGTAGAGTCATTGGCCAACCCTCTGAACAACCGTGTCATAACATCTACAGGCTCAGGGTCAGGTCTGAATGCCGAGGCGAATCTAACCTTTGACGGAACCAGTCTCACCATAGGAAGTAGCACACTCGTGCTCGATGGATCGAACAATGAGATTTCTGGATTGACATCAATAAAACCAGCAGTTCCGAGCGGGGCCAATCAAGCTGGTTCTGATACCACCATAGCTGGTGGTAGATCAACCGGGTCGGCTGATGGCG